TGTTGCATGCAGATACTTATCCGCCTGCGGCTTTGAAGTCCCACTCTCCTGGCATATACTCACCTTCAAAGGCCTTGAGCCATTGTGAGCTGTCCCATTTGTATTTGATACCAGTGCGGATATTTTGGATATGTGTGGCTGAAAATTCCTCGCCTACTATATCTGCGGCTTCTATGGTATTGTCATCTGGATCCCATATTGTGACCCAGGTGCTGCCATCCCACTCCACAATGGAATTGGCCTTGATAACAGGATCTGTGCCATCTTGATTTTCCCAGCTAGAGTCGTTGTTGCTGGGATCTCTCCAGGCTTGCGGCCCTCTATATGGGATGTTTGTGCTGTCTGCAGGATTAGAAGGAAGATTTATAAATCCTCCACGGTTTTCGCTGTTGTTGACATCATCTAACATTAGGAATCGCAACCCCAGTGGTATCTGTGCATGTGATCCATAGACCTCTAAAGGATTATACTTGTAAGGATCTATGATAGCATCCACAGTGCCTCTAGCAGCAATACCTACAATACTGCTGGCAATATCGTCATTGGCCGGATAGGTGTCTGCGTCAAGAGTCACAGTAAGCACAGTGGCATCTAGAGGATTGATTACAAAGGTTCCTACAATTTCATAGCCACTGGCCTTCTTGAAAAACACTTCGCTGCCTGGAACGTATCCGCCTTGGACCTCTAGAATTGTTGACCATTCTACCGGTTCGCCATTTTTGTATTCTCGTTGATCCAGCCCCAAGGTCTGCACAGCATCTGTGGGATTGACTATGGTTAAATCATATTGATTGTCATTGACCACACCTGTGTTTGATTTAAACAACAACACTCTGTAATTACCATAGGTTTTTGTAATAAGCGAAGCATTAGGCAGTGCAGTATTATATATGAGATCTGAAAGATTTATCACATCACCTTCATCTGTAAACACATTGGCCACTATGCTTTGAACTATACCAAGTTTCTTCACCTTGGCTGGCGGAGATATAAAAACCGGCATTTCAAATTCTAGACTGCAGATGTCTATGTCTGATTCTGCACCCTGGGGAATAGTTCTACTGGAAAAATTAGTGTTGGTGAGATACATGGCACTGAGACTGGTCCAGTCGATGTAGTTATCGGTGGTCTGTAATTCCAAGCTGGGATTAAACAGCACTATGATCTGTTCTAATAATTGCAGTTTCTGATCAGTGTTTGATGTCCATAGATCAGCTTTCATGGTCAGCTTGAATGGTGTGGGCATTAGTCTTTCCACGGTGTAGCTGCCGCCCTGTGCACCGGAGTATTCCCTAGTGCCATTGGCATCTGTGAACCTACGTTCACGAATATGTATCTTTGAAACAAATGTAGGGTCGCTGAGCCTTGAAGTGTCCATTTCGATGCCAGTGATATAACAGGCGATCCTTGGCAC